GAGCGGACCCTGGAACTTCTCGCCGATGGTGATGGCGAAGGTTTCGAGGCTGGACTTGAGGATCTTCAGCGATCCGTTCAGGTTGTCCAGCTTCTTCCGCATGATCTCTTGAGCAGTGGTGTTGTACTGCTGCGACTTCGCGAGCTTGTCGTACGCGGCAGCACCGCCGTCGGCGAGGGCGAGAGCAGAAGCCATGGCCCTGCGCTGGAAGATGGTGGTGAAGGCCTGCTTCTTCTGCTCGTCCGTAAGATTCTTGGTGTGATCCTGCAGAATCTGGGCGATCTCCGACATGGACTTGATCTTGCCCGCGGCGGTGAAGAACTGGTTGGCCCCGTCTGCCGTGATGAGACCCAGCTCTCTCATCGTGTCGGCGGCTTTTTGCGAGGTCGGCGTCAGGGCGATCAGGATGCCTCGCAGAGAGGTACCTGCCGTCGACCCTCGAATGCCCTCGTTACCCAGAATGGCGAGAGTCTCGGCGACCTGCCTGAACGGGATGTGCAGCGCGGCAGCGACCGGCCCCGCGTAGCGAAGGGACGTAGTGAGGTCGGTGACGTCGATGGTCGAAGCGTTGGCGGCACGGGCGAGCTCGTTGGCGATGTTCACCGCGTCCTTGGCGGGGATGTTGAACTGCCGCATCGTGTTGATGAGCGTGCGGCTCGCGTCCGCGAGAGGGATCTCGCCGGCAGCAGCGAGGTAGACCGTCGCGTCGCCCAGACCCTGGATGATCTCCTTGGTGCTGGCTCCTGCATAAGCCAGCTCGGCGAATGCCTTGGCGACCTCGGTGGCTCCGTAGGCAGAGTCTCGACCTAGCTGCAGGGCCTTCTCCCGCAGCAAGTCCATGTTTTGACCCGACGCGTGGGTAGCTGCCTGGAACCGACTCATCTGCTGCTCGAAGTCGGCCGCGCTCTTGATCGCGTAGCCCAGAGCCAGACCAGCAACCGCGCCGACCTTGAGCATGGCGCCGCTGACCGAGTCGAGGGCGGAGATGGCCCTCCCCAGCGTGGAGGCATCGATCTCTATCTGGCCATGAGCCGTGCCGAGATCGTAGTTAGGCATCTACTCACCTCCCCTCGCGAACACGTCAGCTGCAGGATCTCTGAACTGGCCCTTGCTCTCAGTGCCAAGAAGCTGATTCAGCCTCATCTGCTGTCCCATCTGCACTTGGGACTCGGTCTTGCCCTTCACCTTCTCCAGCTGCTGCGACACCCAACCGCCCCACATGAATACGGCCTCGTCGAAGCAGTAGGCCTCCCAGCTATCGAGAGCGAGCCCGAGAAGGGCGCTTGGGCGAACCTGCCACCCCTTGGCCTGAACGAACAGAATCCACATTTGCGAGCGATTCGCTACGAAACTTCTCCAAGTCTTTGGCGCCTCCCAAGGCCACCGACATGATGTACATCTTGTCATCCATGTCGACCTCGTCGACATACAGCTTGTCCGGGTCCCGAGGCTCGTCGTCTGGGGGTGCTGGAAGTAGCTCAGGTTCGATGACGCAGTAGACTGCGACTGCGTCAGCCATCTCGAACACCTGGCGAATCTTGCTGGGGTCCTCCATGAGTTCCCGCGTCAGTTCCTCGTCGCTCTTGTCCTTCGTTCTGCCCTTCTCGGCACGCTCCATGGCGGCCTGAACTGTGGGAAGAAGCGTGTTGGGCACTAGGCCCTGCGTGAGGAACGCGGCTGGACCAGGGACCCTGCAGCGGCACACGTTGCCGGACGGTAGCTCCAGAGGAGCGGGCGCCGACTGAGCCGACTTGCGCCAGGCGGAGGCTGCAGTGGGTGATAGCGGTTGCTTGGTGGACATGGGCTCCTAGGCCTCCTCGATGATGTCCGATTCTTGTGAAGTTTCAAGCTTTCCCGTTCCCGTGCGACTCTGCGACCCGACTTGCGAGTTATGTCGTCAATCTAGCTCAGTTAGTCAAGTGCGCGCCTTTATAAGGCGCACTGACTGACTGACTAGACTGACACATCTCGCGTAGGGGGTCGATCGAGTCGCTACGGGCTGGCGGGCGGTGTCGACGGCACTGCGACCGCCGTCTCGTTGGCAGTGAACTCGTAGAGATTGTTGTTGAGATCCCCGATGCCCGTGCCCTTGAGCGACGTCATCCAGAAGGTCCCGTCCGCCATCTCTCCTTCGAGCGTGTCCGTCGCGCGGCACTTGAAGACCTTGGCGTGAAAGTCTCCGCCGCTGTCCGAGATCGCCTGGCCCTCCGCACGGAAATACGGGCGAACCTGGTCGGTCTTCTTGAGGTGCACGAGCTTCTGGTTGGGTGTGGTGCCGCTCAGCGTGTTGGTGCCTCCCGACAGCAGCGCGTACGCAGCCAGCGAGATGCCTCCGGACTCGAGCGTCCATTCCACCTTCGGCCCCTTGCCTCGGACGGCGATGACCTTGTCATCCCCCCGAAGCTCTTCGAAGTCCTCGGCCTCCGAGAAGCTGAACGTCTGCATCGCCGGAAGGTCGACGCCGGTGCTGAGCGCTTCCGTCGTCGAATCCATCGCGTAAAGGTAGACGTTCCTCATCCCGTACGGCAGAGTCAACGTGGCCAGAGCCATGCTGCTTGCCTCCTTCGTTGATCGGCGGCTCCTTGAACCGCAGGGTTTGGGTCTCCCCAGTGTCCAGATTGAACCTGTGGAGAACCACTACTCCAGGGCGATGGCCGCAGTGCTTGCTGCCGCACTTCACCTCCAACACGTGCCCTCGGAGGATCCCGTGCAGCTTGGCATCACATCTCAACTCCACGGCATCACGCTCCCTGGATCGTTTGGAGCGATCGGTTCGCCGCTTGCGACGAATGACCCTCAAGCGGTTTGCCCTGCTTCCTGATCGCTCCCGGGGACGCTTTGGGCTGATTCTGGCTGTGCCGACGATTCGTCGATCGCAGCGTGCTCAACCTCCTCGATGGCCCAACTCGACCCGCCGGTGGCGTTTCGCAACTTCGTCCACTCCTCATCCGTGAGATCGACGAACTCGCCGTCTCGATCCCACGCAATGATCTCGGGCGGAGCGGGCTCCTCGCCTTCCGGCGTCGGGGCAGGTTCGCGACCCAGCTCTGCGGCGCCAATCTCGCGTCGATCGTATGGGCCCAGGTACTGAACTCGCGGCATGAAACCCTCCTCAGGGTTGTGGTGTGGGTAGTTCTTCTCGCGTTATCGCCTGATACCTGCAGTACCTGACGAGGGTACTCATGGCATCATCCTCCATGTCCTCGCTGGTCTCGAGATACCTGAACTCGTAGAATCCAGGCTCTCGGGCGGCGGACAACAAAGCCTTCTTCACCTCGGCAAGCACGAGGTCGATGACGTGGTAGTCGCCCGGGTCGTCGTGGGCCCAAATCTGGAAGTAGGTTTCCACACCGCCCGCCTGATACGGCGTGGCAGGGTTCGTCGTGCCGATCCGGATGACCAGGAACGGCTTCTCCTTAGGCGGCGTGAAGATGGAGTTCGCCTGGATGATCCTGTCCGCTACGTAGACGGTGACTCCGCTGTTGGCGAGCTCCTGAAAGATCTTTCGTCTCAGGTCGTACGTCACGGCTTCACCCCGTACTTCAGAATCTCGGCCATCTGGAGACGGTGCTCGAAGATTGGCGCGTAGTGTTCGATGGTCGGCATGATGATGGCCCAGTTTCCGCTGTAGGCAATCTCCAGCCAGATGCCGTACTCGACCGTGTGATACAGCGTGATCGTGTACTTGGTGAAGGAGTAGTCGCCCTCGGCGTGCAAACCATCTCGAGCATCGCCGGTGCGATCCTCCCACGGGGCGTTCAGCTTCGCGTAGTTCTGAACCTCTCGGGCCATGCCTCTCGTGATCTCGCTCACTCCGATGTGGAAGCTCAGAGCGAACGCGGCACCGTAGCCCTTCTCGAAGAAGTTGCCCCCGTGACTCCCAGTCCACTTGAAGATCGTGCTCTTAGCCACTGACCTCGGGCCCCGTGTCCGTGAGATTGGCGAGAAGCTCGAACTCCCGGTTGTTGCTGAAGATGTAGTCGACCTGGTACTCGACGCCATCCTCGACGAACCAGTCGCCTCGTTCAACGTCGGCATCCCACCGAGCGATCAGCACGTTCTTGGCGTAGGGAGTCTTGCCCATCGAAGTGTCGTTGGGGGCGTTCTGGTTCGCCCTCCTGCCGACGTATCCGTGCAGGATCCTCATGCGCTGCGGCGCGAGAACTGTGGGCGTTATGTCGGCGCCGCCCCGCTCGTTCTTGTGAGGGGTTCTGCGGTGCAGGACGATCTCCGAGTACGCAGCGTCGATGTAAGACACAGTGTTCCTGCGCTGGGTGATGAGTTCGCCGCGATCAGAAAGACCCATACTCCCTCTCGATGCGATGCTGCTTGGCGCCGGCCTTCTGACTTCCGAGCAACCCGCCGCGAAGCTTCTCTGCCATGCTCATAGCATGGTCGAAGGCCTTGGAGAGTGAGCGACTCGTCGACCCCTCGGTGATGTCCACCAGATGAGACAAACGAGCCGCCTTGATCTCCCACCCCTGAGCTCTCGCCTCGTCGGCGCTGCCGTACGTCTGCACCATGCCAGCTATCTCAGCATCGGTGAAGAGAGTATCGGTCTCGTCGCCGCCGACAGGGATGTCCTCGCCGAGCAACGCTCGGAGGAGTTGCTCCTCGGTCACTGCTCGTCTTCGTCGTCGCCCTCGTCGCCCTCGTCGGGCTCCTCGGGCGCGGTGCTCGGGTCCCAGTCGTCGACCGAGATCTCGCCGGCCAGAACCTTGCGGAGTTCCTCCTGGTTCATGTCGGCGAGAACCTCCTCGCGCTGTGCCTTGACGGCGGGGATCTCTTCGCGGGCTGCGAGGTGCAGAACGTCGTCCTTGGTCGCAGTGCCGCCTGACGTGTCGATCTCTCGACTCATGTTTTCCTCCTCACGATGCCTGGACTGCGGCCCAGGTGATGCCGGTGAGCGACGACCAGGCTAGCTGGACGCGCCCGTTGACGTCGTTGAACCTCGCTGTGGGGAAAGGCCCCAACACCCGATCACCCGTCGCCGGAGTCGTGAACCCGACGTCGGGGTCGAACTGCTTGGCTGCAGTCGGTCCCGAAAGTCCGGGAGCATCGACAGTGACTGTGGTCGGTGTGCCTGTGGACTTGATGTACAAGAGCACGTTGCCGTTGTTGTCGAACGAGTCGCCCGCTGCCGCCGCGTGGAAGGTCGGAGTCGTCCCGGCCAGCGAGGCAGCATCTGGGGAGTAGTTCGCCACGCTTTCCTCCTTTTCCTAGGACCCGGCCCCCGAGTCCTCAGGAGGTCGTCGAGGGCCGGGGTACCTAGGAGCTGATGGGCTGCGGATCAGACGTACGCAGCCGGAATGGTGTACGTGCCCGAGCTGGTGATCTGCTGGACAACGCCTGCACCCCGGTGCCGGACGCCTGTGCCGAGGCCGTGCTGGTAGAACGAGTCCGTGAGCGGGTAGTCGTTGTTCGGGCCCTGCACGAGGCGAAGACCGCGAAGCTCCGGCCGAACGTGCTCACGAATGCCCACCGGGTTGTTCAGGTTGCGCTCGCCGCCCGTGGCAAAACCGAACGTATAGCCGGCCGGGATGTAGTCGTCCTCGACCACGATCCACGGACCATACGTGCCGATCGTGCCCGGAAGGAAGCCCGGAACGGACCCGCCAGGTGCTCCGACCACCCCAGTGTTCGGAGGCAGGAAAATCCCGCCGCCGACCATCGGGCCAGGAATGAAGTCGTACGGATCCGGCGTCGCCTTGCGGGTATTGAACGTCCGGATGACGGTTCCTTCCTGCCTGTTCACCATCAGCACCAGCTTGTACCCGAGAGTCACGCGGTAGCCGTGGTGGTACAGGTGGTCTTCCATCGCGGCGAGGTCGCCCGAGTCGATCGTGGCGGCACCCGACGTGATGTAGTGCGTGTGGGAACCCGTGAACGTCGTGTTCTTGTACGTCGGCGGCACCATGCCGTCAGCGTTGTAGAACCGGTAGACGTTCACGTTCTGGTCGTTGACGAAGGC